GTAAAGAACAAGTATTCAATGGGACAGGCTGATATGTTACAATCTGATGGTCTTGATAAAGCACTAGAGGACTTAGAATTCCATGAAGAGTAATCTACCAATTACTATTACAGAGAATAGACACAGTGGTCTTCAAGCAATAAAATTGACAGAAGGTGCTTTTGAAGGTATAATTTATACATATGGAAAGGTGTCATTCGATGAACAGGATGATACTTTGCATTTAAAGTTTGAGTATGAGATCCTTGATTCTGCTGATAAAGGTATGACAGATATGAAACCTTTTGAAGCATACATAGGTGATATACTACAAGAATTGCTACATCAAGGTGTGGCAGAAAACAATTTAACATACACAGGTGGAACAGAAATTGATGCGAATAGAACAAAAGATTCTGAGCAATCTGATATTTGATGAAAACTATTGCCGTAAAGTAATTCCATTTATCAAGAAAGAATATTTTGCAGAGCGCAAAGAAGTAATCTTAGCAGACGAGATTGTTTCTTTCTTCACCAAGTATAACAAACCAGTATCCAAAGAAATCCTACAGATTGAAATTAGTAATAGGAAAGATCTCAACGATAAAGAGTTGGATGACCTTGGCAAATTTATCGGTACACTTAGCCAAGAACCAGTCAATGAAGACTGGATGTTAGAAAATACTGAAAAGTTTTGTAAGGACAGAGCAGTTTATAATGCAATTCTTAAATCAATTCAAATCATTGATGGTAAAGACAAGGCTCAGTCAACTGATTCACTTCCATCTATTCTTTCTGATGCACTTGCTGTTTCATTTGATAATCATATTGGGCATGACTATTTGGATGACCATAATGAGAGGTATGATTTTTATCATAGGGTGGAAGAGAAAGTTCCATTCGATCTTGAAATGTTCAATAAAATCACTAAGGGTGGACTATCAAAGAAAACCCTTAACATTTGTCTTGCTGGCACTGGTGTTGGTAAGTCTTTGTTTATGTGTCACGTTGGTGCTGGTTGCCTAACCCAAGGAAAAAATGTCTTATACATAACTATGGAAATGGCAGAAGAGCGCATCGCTGAAAGGATTGATGCAAATCTTTTGAACCTAACCATGGATGAATTAAAAGTTATTGACAGGGATATCTACGAAAGTCGTATTGCCAAGATTGTAAAAAAGACTAAAGGCAAGTTAATCGTCAAAGAATACCCAACTGCCAGCGCACATGCTGGTCACTTTCGTGCTTTGCTGGAAGAACTAAAACTGAAACGAGAATTTAAACCTGATATTATCTTCGTTGACTATCTCAATATTTGTGCGAGTCAACGAATGAAGCAAGGTGGAAGTATTAACTCTTATACATATATCAAGAGCATAGCAGAAGAATTAAGAGGATTGGCAGTTGAGTATAATGTTCCCATTGTATCAGCTACTCAAACGACTCGTTCTGGATTCACAAACTCGGATCCAGGACTTGAAGATACCTCTGAATCTTTTGGCTTGCCAGCGACAGCTGACTTTATGTTTGCTTTGGTCAGTAATGAAGAGTTAGAAGCATTGAATCAGATTATTGTTAAACAGTTAAAGAATCGATATAACGATTTAAATCTTTACAAGAGATTTGTTATCGGAGTTGATCGATCGAAGATGAAACTGTATGATGTAGAAGCATCGGCACAAACGCTGAGTGACTCAGGAAAGACTGATGATGATGAACCAATGTTTGATAAAAGTAATTTTGGTCGCAGACAAAAAGCAGAATCGTTCGAAGGATTTAAGTTTTAGGAGAAAGTTATGGTAAAAGTAATTGTAGCAAAAGAGAAACTTGATATGACTCATATGCTGGGTCAATTCCCAGATGAGTCGAATTATGATTTCCTCATTGAAGAGGATTGTGATGTTTATATGCCAGAGATTCCAGGACATCCAGAGATGACATACTCTGAGGAAAGAATTGTTTTGAAGTTCCGCAAGAACTACTTCAGTAAAGAACAACAAGACCAAGCGTATATTGGACTTCGTGAAGCAGCAACTGAAACTCAGAACAGAGGTATGGCTGCAGGTCCAAGAGCAGAGAAGTTAGGTAATCGTGAGTGGGTCACTGAATACGAATCAGAAATTATTGATTACTTCTTGAATCCAAAGGCATCGTTGGACGGAGATCCAATTGATGTTATTAAAGCCAAACATGAAGGTAAGACTGACAAACCATCCACAAGAAATAATGTTTGGGGTATTCAAGCAGTTAAGAAAGACGGATTTGTATTTAATGCATGGGTTGAGAAAGTTCGTAAACTAGATACATCTGAAATGGTCACTGAAGCCAGACGAGTTGAAAAAGCATATGTATGCGCAACTACCTATGCCAATGGTGTTATGTCTGGTATCGCTGGATGGTTTGATCGTTATCCTCGTATTCCTTATGGTCGTGCAACATCTTATACTGCTCGTGAACCAGCAAAGTTTGCCATGGCATATCCATTCTTACAGCAACTTGCTCAAGGTTTTAAAGACCTGTTGCCATGGAGATACAACAATCAGATGGAAGCAGCAAAGAAACTAGATCCTGCATTCTTGGTTCCAGGAACTCCATTCACTACTGTTACTGTCAACAAATCATTTAGAACTGCATGCCATTGCGATGCTGGTGACTTTACTGCTGGTCTATCCAATCTATTGACTCTAACTAATAATGGTAACTATACAGGTTGTTATTTGGTAGCACCAGAGTATCGTGTTGCTGTCAATCCAAGACCTGGAGATCTATTACTCATTAACAACCATGAAGTAATGCATGGCAATACTCAAATTCAATTGCTTGATAATGTGGCAGAGAGAATCTCTTTGGTTGTTTACTTTCGTGAGAAGATGCTTGAGTTGGGTTCAAAACAATATGAAGATTGTCGTTATGACTTTGTTGAACACCGTAGACTTAACAAAGAACACCCAGACCAAAAGTACGAAGATGGTTCTCAACGACATCTTTGGAATGGTGTTAGTTCTTCTATGTGGGAGTCTGATGAGTGGTATGAATACCTTGAGTCAAGACTTGGTAATGATACTCTAATGAAGTATCATCCAGAATCACAAAAGGCAAATTCACTTGAAGGATTCTTCTAATGTGCGGAGTCATTGGAGCAATTATTAAAAAACCTCATGCCGAGGATTTCTTAATGCTTCATCGTGTATTCCTTGAGTCTAAGATTCGAGGATTGCATGCTACTGGCATTGCTTATGTTAAGAACAACGAGATTGTTATTGACAAACGACCAGTTCCTGCTGATGAGTTTCCCTTTAACTTTCCAAGTTACGTAAATGAAGATGGAAATCTTTATCTTATCGGGCATTGTAGATATAGTACCAGTGATTTAGAATTCAACCAACCAATTGGTAATCAAGATCAAGCTGTTGTTCACAATGGTGTTATAACCCAAGAGTTGCCAGAAAACTGGAAAGAACTATATGGGTATACTTGCACTACTAAAAATGACAGTGAATTGATATTGCATTCTGATTCACCACTGGAAGAATTCCCAGATATGTCTATGGGTGTTTGCGAATTAACCAGTGATAAGAAGTTGCTAGTTTATCGCAATGGTAAGCGTCCATTATATTTGACATCTATATCAAATGGATGTATAATTACTTCTACTGCTGATATCTCAAAACGAGCAGAAGTTCCAGGATTCCCAATTAATATTTTAATGAACCACTATTTTACATTTGATGAACGTCTTGCAATGACGATTGAAAAAGTAAATATTGAAGATGCGGTAGACTTACAACATGAACTTTGTTAATTCAACAAGAGTTGAAGAGTTAATTAAAACTAGTCCAGCTGGCAAGAACACTAAGTTCTTATCAGCAGCACATTCATTGTGGTATCGTTTTCATAACTATGACAAAGCACCTCCACTGGCTTATGAAGTTAATGGAGAAGTTGTTTCACTAATCTTTGCCACATTCAATCGAGATGGTTATAGCAATCTTTACGAGATTGTTACACTTGAAGGAAATGAAGGTAAGGGTTACGCCTCAACGTGTTGGGATACTTGGATTGATTATGCAGTTAAAGAAAGAAAGATAACAAGACTGAAGATGTCTTGCACTCCTTCTTCAGTTACATGGCATTATAAGAATGGTTTGATTTGGTGGGCAGTTGATCCAACAGGTTCACTTCGTTCAGACCAACCATTGTTTTCAACAAGAGCAGAGCAGATTGCTTATCGTGACTTTGCCATTGTGAATCCACTACAAGCACTACCACCATACAAAGCAAGAGATCAATTTCGTGCTGAAGGTTTAGAATCATACAAGTGGGGTGATAAGAAAAGAGCAAAGAGCCAAACTGCAATTAATGCAGTTGGTAAAGCATGGTTACGAGAAGCACTAATGGATCAACCATCACTTGATGAATTTTTAAAATAATGGATTATCGTTTACCAGAAAATAATAGAGAAGCGTTCATTCGCTGGTATGCTTGGTCATTAAAATATGATGACTGTGATCCAGCTGTTTGGTGCACAAACTATTTGCACAATCGCTATGAACATAATGATGAAGAAAGAATTTGGTTAGCTTGGCTATATGGTAATACGTATCAACTACCAACTGCATGGGTTCTAAAGAATGAGTTCCCAGACTTTGAGTTGGCAACTGTGGATCGTATTACTCAGTGGAATACTACAAATTATAAACGACTACGTTACCAAACTGATACAAAGTGGAACAAAGGTCATCTACCTGCCATGTTTGCTTCTTATCAGCAATTCATTGGTGATAAAACACAACGAGAAAGAATAGAAGGTTTTTATGGAGACAATGAGGCACAAAACTTTGATAACTTGTGGAAAAGCGTTAAGTCTGGGCTGCATAAGTTTGGTCGCTATTCCACTTGGTTTTATCTTCAGCATCTTAAGCATACCGCTGGTATTCGCATCAGCCCTACTAGTCTCATGCTGGATGATTACGATGGCTCTCGCTCTCATCGTAATGGATTACTTTGCGCCCTCGGCAGATATAACGATATGGATAGAAAACTCAATGGAAGCGAGTATGCGACTCTTGAGTCAGAAGCCAGATCTATTCTCGAAGAAACCAAAGATAGATTCCCAGATTTATTATCCCAAATAGATTTCTTTACAATGGAAACTTGTTTGTGCTCATTCAAGAAAATCTTTAGAGAACATCATGGTCGTTACCTTGGGTATTATCTAGATCGTCAAGCTGAAGAAATTATTAAAGCTGAGGGTGATGGATGGTATGGTATTGATTGGAATGTTCTGTGGCAATCAAGAGAAGAAACCATTGACTTGAGATTAGATCATAGACATGGTATTGATAAAGATAAATTTACATCTTTTCTTAACACTGGCAAAATGCAGAATATGGATTGGATGTTTAATGATGAAGAACCTATATTAAATGGATTGGAGATGTTTACATGACAACGGTAATTGGTAATAATATGAATAATGATACAATAATAATTAGCAATGGTGGTTTAACAACAGGAAGCCTTACAATTGGTACTAGTGGAACAATATCAACAACGCATTCTAGTACGCTAGCATTCGGTGGATTCGATATAGAAGACTTTCTTGATTGTCATTGTTTCAACAAAATTACAGTTGAACACAAAGTTGCCGAATTCGAGTTAGCCAAACTTAAAGAAACTGTTCCAACTTATGCAGATGAGATTAAAGAAAACTTGTCTAAGAATCTTGCAAGGGATATAATCAAGAAAACTACATTCACTAAGAAACATAATGTGGATAGTGACACTCACCACTTTCTTGGAAGAGTATGGGTGTTTACTGAAGATGAACTAAAGAACTTAATACAGGAAGCAAGAAATGCTTAACGAAAAAGTAGGATTAACAGACCAGATCTCTATTCAGGTCATTCGTGCACAACCAAAAGTGCGTAAACTAATTGCTGTTGGTGGGCAACCTGGAACTGGTAAGACCACTTTATTCCGTAAATTTATGGAGAAGTATCAGTGGGAAACAGTTGAACCAAAGAAGATGCTTCCTGCTCTTTATTGTAAAGAACTAGACCTGTACATTCTAGGTAAGTATGAAGATGGTGAAACTTTTGCTGGTACAGATCGTCTAAGTATGGCTGTCCAACCAGTGGCACAGCAGTTCGTTACGGAGACTGCTTCTAATATTCTATTCGAAGGAGACCGAATCTTTAATCAGTCTTTCTTGGAATTTACAATGAAACTTTCCAATACGGATCTTCAGGTAATTTACCTTAAAGTTCCAGATAATATGTTAAAAGAAAGATATGCAGAACGAGGATCCGATCAATCTGCAACTTTCCTAAAAGGTCGGGCAACTAAATATAGTAATCTACTATCAAACTTTGAACTGATGCCTTATATTACCGAGTTTAGTAACACTAACTTAGAGGAGCAGGGAAAGGTACTCGCATTCTTGGAGAGTAATTTCAAGATGTAAAATGCCTTTCTGGGATGTAAAATGCAATGCAATTTTGAATTCCTAGAAAACGCTAATTACGATTGGATGGATCTGCTCAACTTTCAAAAGCGTCCATTCAGAGCAAAATTTGTACCTTCAAAAGTCTGGCAAGACCTAGACAACTATTGCAATGATAGCAAGGGTCTTTCAAACTACTTTAAAAAGTGGAGAACCAAAGTTGAGTTCCTTCCACAAAAATCCAAAGCCAAACTGTACGATACCTATGTTTCCGTTGGCGGTGAATATGGACCAGACGAAAGACAGTGCTGTATCCAAATATACACAACTGAGTTCGATAAATTTCGATTCACATACGATACATGGAACAAGTTTAAGTATCGTATAATCCAGACTCAAATGCATGAGCTAATACACTTTATGCAATTTGATAGAAGAGGAGATGCGTGGTCAAACTACGTTGTTCCTTACAAGAAAGTAAAACATGAAAAGAAGAACATTGAGAGAAGATATCTTTCTGAGTTCGATGAAATTCAGGCATATGCCCATTGTGTGTTACTTGATTTCAAAACCTACAAACCAACCATCACCACAGAAGAACTAATCAATAGAGCAAAGCACTCTAAAGATTCTTCCACTCTTAACTACATCCTTAAAGCATTCAATTACGACTATCGTAATAACGCTGCAATTCCTAAGCTGATGCAGCAGATCGTTAAGTGGGATCGTAAATACCAGCGAACTATTCGAGCATCTCGTCGTCCTAAATAATTAGTATTTACTAATAGGGAACGTGAATGAGTGCACTATCTGACAAGTATGAGCAGGATGTAGCCAAATACATCGATAAAATTCCAGGAGTTAAGGCAACTAGACCTCCAGGAGATACAGGGTATGCTGATGTTAAAGTAACATACGGCACGACTACTTCATGGATGGAAGTAAAGATGAATCATACTGATAATCTTTCTAATCCTCGTGTATTTTATTCAAATGGTAGTTGGAAAACTACTTATACTACTCCAGCAGCGCATGCTGCAGTTGATATTCTTAACAAGTCTTCTTTTTCTAAAGACTTCGTTAAAAAGATTGCTTTGTTCTCTGGCATTGCTTTAAATAAAATAAAATTACCAACAACCAAAGGTGGTCTCAAAGAAGATGGGGCAGTTCCTTTGGAGGTTATGAAAAAGTATTTTGATCAACCTAATGTTAATAGGTATATCGCCAATCAAGAAAACTATAATCTTGGTAAGTTAGTCACAGAACACTATACGCTTGGTAAAAAAGCTCCAGCTTATTATATGCAAGCTGCTGACGACTTTTATCTAATATCAAAAACTGATCCATTTAAGTTAGGTGCTAATCGTATTCCACTTCTTGCAGGTATGGGAGACTTCAAAGTCCGAGTTGCCACAAGATCTGATTTTTACGAGATTCAGGCAGAAATAAAAATTACTAAAATGCCTGATAGTACGTACTCTCTTAAACCAGGAACACAAAAGAAGAATCCATTTCTAAGGTAAGTTATGTTAAATTTTAAATCATTCTTAAAAGAAGAAACTCTACTATTAGAGAAGGGAAAGGCACTTAGCAGTGGAGTGGACAGTGATGATAAAGGTAAGTTACACGAAATCCTTTTATCAAAACATCTGCATCCAGAAACTAAATTACCTTCTCATCATCGTGCAGAATCTGAAAATGATGAACATGCTGGTACACCTCAACAAGTTCACGATCGTTTAAAGAAAAAGATTGGTGATGCTGCATATAATGAAATTGATTCACATGCAAAGTCTACAGCCAAATCACTACACGATCATCTAGTAGAACAAGGGCATCTAAAACCTGGACATAAGATTGGAAATGTTTATTGGACATCCAATGCTGATAAACCAAATAAACCTGGAGATCATGAAAAGACTACTGGCATTAAAGATGTAAACTCAAACGCAGATTTAATCGCTGAGATTCATGACAAAAGTGGTAAGGTTATTGGGCATCATGGAATCTCGGCAAAGTATGGAACAAACAAACAACCGAACTATCGTAATCCAGGACTTGACTCTTTAGAGAAAACTGCAAACATCCCAGCTGGTTCTTTAAACTCGCACTTAAAAGTTCATGCAACAGCTATGGAAAAATTAGGTTACGCTGGTACTGCAGAAGATCGTCATGCTCAATATAAAGCTGACAACTTGGGTATTGATAAAGTAAGAGCAGAACATGCTCGTCTTTCTGGACTTCTTTCTTCTGGTAGAAAGTTATCCGCCAAAGAAAAGAATACACATAAACATTTTGAGATGTTTGTTAATGCTCATGACAAACATAAGAAACCTGATGAATTTCTACAGATGGCTGCATCAAGAGCAAAGTCTGCAGAAGAAGGTGCGCTGATTGCTAAACGAGCAATCGCAAAGAAATTCTCAGATGGTTTGGCTACACATGATGATACCAAACTCAGAGAAATTGTTAATCAACATGTATCTGCTCCAACTAAAATACCACACACTGTGGCTCACTCTCATGTTCAAGATGATGGATCATCAAAACCTTTAGTAAAACCTGCACATAAAATTGCTGATGAACACTTGGACAATTATGAAAATCTTCACGTAGTTCATAATGGTGGCATTGCTGTCAACATTAAAGGCACACATAAGAAAACTGGTAAGATTATGAATGTGGCGACCATGACTATGAAGGGTTCTTCTGGTCCACACAAGGGAGCCAACGGCACTTTCACCTTAGGATAATCCCCTCAAGTCTGTAGGGTTATTAAAGAAAGTGGTTGCCTTTAATTGCAACTTGCGGTATAATAGAGTATAAAAAGATGAAAAGATTAAAGAGTTACATATCAGAACAGAAAAATACTCACATGACTCATGTGGAGGATTTGGTATTCGATGCAGGCATCGAGGGTACTCGTAGAGCAATAAACTTTCTCCGTGACTTACGTGACATGCTCGCTGGTAATTCTAAAACCAAAGTAACTGCCACAGTTAAATGGGATGGTGCTCCAGCTGTATTTGCTGGTATCGATCCACGTGATGGTAAGTTCTTTATTGCGAAAAAAGGTGTCTTTAATAAAGAGCCTAAGGTTTACAAAACCGCAAAAGACATCGATGCAGATACACAAGGTGATTTAGCAGCAAAGCTAAAGATTGCTCTTAGTGAGTTCAAGAAACTTGGTATCAAGTCTGGTGTTTATCAAGGTGACTTGATGTTCACCAATGACAAAAAGATCGTTACGATTGATGGACAGAAATACGTAACCTTCCATCCAAACACTATTGTGTACGCTGTTCCTGTTGGAAGCGAACTAGCCAACAAAATTATCAAAGCAAAAATTGGTGTTGTTTGGCACACTACATATACTGGTCCAGACTTTGAAAGCATGAGTGCTTCCTTTGGCAAGTCTATCGTACAGCACATGACACCAAATGCATCTGTATGGATGGACGATGCAAACTACAAAGACTACTCTGGTGTCGCTACATTCACTCAAGAACAAACAGCTGAATTGACTTCTACTCTTTCTCAAGCTGGTTCTTTGTTTACTTCTATTCCTGCTAAAACTCTTAATGCTATCAAAGATAACGATGAGTTAAATATGGCAGTCAATACATACAACAACTCTAAAGTTCGTGCGGGTGAACAGATTACAGATACCCATGCACACGTTGTTGGATTATTTAATTATATCCACGACAAGTACCAAAAAGAGATCGACAAACGTGCCACTGATAAGGGCAAACAAGCCCAAGAAGAAAAACGAAAAGAAGTTCTAAAGTTTTTCGTTGATCATGATAAGTCTGAGATTGTTAAGATTTTCGATCTAGTTAATCTACTGGCAAAGGCTAAATTAATGATCGTAAATAAGATGAATGAGGCTGGACATATTAGCACCTTCCTTAGAACTACTAATGGATATAAAGTTACTGGAGTCGAAGGGTTTGTCGCCATTGATCACTTGACAGGTGGAGCAGTAAAGATTGTGGATCGTCTTGAGTTTAGTAAATCAAACTTCTCCGCTGATATTATCAAAGGATGGCAACGATGAAATTCTGTTGTATCCTAAATAGCTTAGTAAAACCCCTTTATAGATGGATAAAATGAAAGATTATAAACAGTTAATTAAAGAACTGCCTAGCAAAACAGTGGTATTCGCATTCGGAAGATTCAATCCTCCGACAATGGGACACGAGTTGCTGGTTAAAGCAGTTAAAAAACTGGCTGATCAACGAAACGCTGATCACGTAATCTATGCATCTAGGTCACAAGATGCTAAAAAGAATCCCCTATCTGTAGAGAAAAAGATTAAGTATCTTAAACTTATGTTTAAGCGTACTAATTTTGTTGCAGCAAATGATAAGGTTCGTACCTTTATCGAAGCTGCAGCACAGTTGAACACAAAGTATAAAAACCTTATCATGATTGCTGGTTCAGATCGTATTGCTGAATACAAGCGTTTGTTAAATACATACAACGGTAAAGAATTTAACTTCGACACTATTGAAGTAGTTTCAGCAGGTGAACGAGATCCAGATGCAGATGATGCTTCTGGTATGTCTGCTTCTAAGATGCGTGCACTAGCAGTTAAAGGTAACTATTCAGACTTTAAAGTAGGTCTGCCATCTACTGTTCGTGACATTGATGGTAAAAGATTAATGAATGACATTCGTGATGGTATGGGTCTTGAACCGATCAAAGAACAGATTGTTCTTGTTAAAAATGAACTGCGTGAAAGATATTTCAATGCAGAGATTTTTAATGAGGGAGACATCGTAGAATCTGACGGTAAAAAATTCAAAATCGTTAAACGTGGTTCAAATCATTTACTATTAAAAGAAGAATCTGGAAAATTAGTATCTAAGTGGATTCAAGATGTTCAACCAACAGAAGAAAAAGAAAATATGCAAGAAGAACTTACAGATAAAACATTAAGACCAACTGATAAGATTAAAGTTGCTCGTATTATTGCTACTATGCTTGGTAATGATAATGCTGAGTCATCTTCTAATCCAGAAAATCTTATCAATCAAGCACTACGTAAAGTTCGTACAAAGGCACTTAATCCAGAAGCCTTGCATATCCTTGATAAAATGCTTAATCTTGCCACAGAGCAAGGTATTAAATACGATGCTACACTAAAACCAAATAAATTAAAAGAAGGTGCTGTACAAGTTAATGGTACAGATAAGATTGAGACAACTACAGATTCAGTTGTTGTGAATAAAAATAGTAACTATAATATTGCAAAAGATATTCTTAGATTCAGTGACTTTAAGAAACTGCAAAAGATGAATTCTGTTAAAGAAGAACACGAAGAAACTCCAGGACAGACACATCAAATTGGTGGCACATTATCATCAAGTGATACTTCAGATAATCTTCGTCGTCGCAAGGTTAAATATCATCTAGGCGAACAAGATGATAGCGTAGCAAAAGAAACTGCTAAAGCAAATCTAATTGCCAAGCATGCTAAAGAAAAAGAGTCTCTTTCTGATAAACAAACTAGAGAAAAAGAATCTTTAAGTGAATTGTCAACGGATCTTCTAGCAAGATATAAAAAGAAAGCATCTGAACAAGCATCTGCAGCAGACAAAGCTGGTGATTATGCCAAAGGTGACAAACGATTCAAAGGTATCAACAAAGCCACTACCAAGCAATTCGATAATGATCTGAAGAAACATGATCAACTTAAAGAAGAACATATTGTTCATGTAGATGACGGTAGCAATTATGGTGACAAGCCACATGATAAAGATGTTGAACATGTCATGGCTGGCGCAAAGAAACACAATGGTGAATTTGATGGAAACTCTGATAAGGGTGCTTTCTTTAAATTCAAATCAAACAGTGATGCTAAAAACTTTGCAGACCATGTCAAAAGAGCACCGCACAAAACTGTTCATGCAGACCTACATGAAGAAGTTGAACCAGAAGATACAAACGATATCGTCTTTCCAGAAATGTCTGATGATGAAGTCGATACTATGGCAGACAAATTATCTGATGATGATTATCTAGATGTATATGATGAAGATGAACTGGGTATTGTTGATGCTGAAACTGGCGAAGAATTGCCAGAAGATGAACCAGAAGAAAAAGAACTTGAAGAATCTGCTTTATGGGAAGTTCTTTCTCGCATTGAACGCATGAAAGCTAAAAGTAGAATTCGTCGCACCTCAGCAAAGCGTGAGCGTGCAACCAAGATAGCACTCAAGCGTTACTCAAACACTGCAACAATTAATAAGCGTGCACGTCGTTTAGCAGTCAAACTAATCAAGCAACGCATGCTACGTGGCAGAGATGCATCAAAACTTTCTGTTGGTGAAAAAGAAAGAATCGAAAGAACACTAGAGCAACGCAAAGCAATTATTGGTCGCATTGCTACTCGTCTAGCACCTCGTGTTCGTAAAATTGAGAAAGCAAGATTGTCTCATTCAAAATATACTCAAGGTAAACAACCAAGTGTATTCTAAGGAAACATAATGATCTCATTTCAACAATATTTAACTACGATTTGCGAAACTGCTGATGCAGGATTAGCAGCAAAAGCCAGCAAGTCTGGTATCTCAATTGGTACTCTGCGCAAGGTATATCGTCGTGGTGTAGCTGCATGGAATTCTGGTCATCGTCCAGGAACTACTCCACAACAATGGGGTATGGCTCGTGTAAACTCTTACATCGGTAAAGGTAAGGGAACATATGGTGGAGCAGATAAAGATCTACACGAAGAAGAATTACAAGAAAAGAAATTACCTGAAGTACCAAAAGATAAAGAGTCTGGTTTACCAAAGAAATATGTTGCTGGTCTTTCTACGTCAACTGCCAAAGCACGTGCTGCACATTTTGATAAGATGGATAAGAAAAGTGACAGTGATCCATCAGCATATGAACCAGCACCTGGAGATGCAAACGCTAAAACTAAACCAAGTAAACATACACTAAAGTATCGTGCTATGTTTGGCGAAGATATGGAAGAAGAGATCTACGAAGCATGCTGGGATACGCACAAGCAAGTTGGTATGAAAAAGAAAGGCAACCGTATGGTTCCTGATTGCGTACCAAAGAATGAAGAAGTCGAAGCACAGTTTGATGTTATCGAAGAGATGGTAATGGCAATGGCAGAAGAGTATAGCATGGATCCTGAACTTGTTTGGGAAAAGTTTGAAGCAGTAGATGATGTTACCCTTTACGAAGCTGCAGTTGATGCCAAAGGACACAAAAGTTCTACTGGTGGTCTAACTCAAAAAGGTCGTGACGCATACAATGCTAAAGGTGCAAATCTACAAGCACCAGTAACAACTCCACCATCAAAACTAAAAGCTGGTAGTAAAGCTGCCAATCGTCGTAAGAGTTTCTGCGCACGTATGGGTGGCATGGAAGGCGCAATGAAGAAACCAAATGGTGAACCAACACGTAAAGCGTTGGCTCTGCGTAAATGGAACTGTTAATAAAACTAAATAAGAAATAACTGGAGAAGAAACATGCAATTTAAATCATTTATGGAAGCGTTGAAGGGTAAGCAACATAAGATCGACAAGAATAAGAATGGTCAAATCGATGATCATGACTTTAAACTTCTACGTAAAGAAGAAACAGAAGAGTTAGAAGAAGCATTAGATCCTTCTGAGATTGCTGGTAATCCCAAAATGTATGATGCTGCTACTGTTAAAAAAGCATACTATCATAATAAAACAACTCCAGAAGATAAGAAAACTTTAGAGCGTCATTTAGATCGTCACCATGGTATGCGTGATTGGCGTAAGTTAGAAGAAGCCACTGTTAAAACACAGAAGTATTCATGGGGAACTATGAAGACTGTTCATCATGGTTCTGATTTCTCTATTCCTCTGCACCCAGAACACCATGAAGCTATTGCTAATTTAAAAGACCAGCAAGAACATAAGTTTAAAGATGAGACAGGTCGTCACTGGACAGCAAAGAAGTCTGGTGAAGATGTTCATTTCCAAAGTGCTAATAATGGACCAAAAACTACAGTTAAACATAATGATTTAAAAGAATCTGACGATCGTATGGCTCGTGCAGACTATAAAACTAGTCCATCTGGTCGTAAGTCTCATAAAGAAATCGTGTTTAATTCTGGAGAAGAAACAGAAAAGAAAGATAAGATGAAAGTAGATGAATCAAAGAAAGAAGATCCTCCATTTGATGGTCCATATACAAAGACTGCACCTGTTAAAAACTCAGATGGTACTATGCAATCACCAATGAGTCGTGCACGTGAACTTGCTAAAAAGGCTATTGCTGCTTCAAATAAAAAAACAAACGAAGAAGTTGAATCTATTGATGAGTTATCAACGAATACATTAAATTCTTATAAAGACAAAGTTTATAAAGATTACAGAGATGGTAAACCAGGAAATAGTTCGATGAATAGAATAACTGGTGTTAGAAAAGCAAATAAAAGAATTTTAAACAGAGAATCTAAAGACGAACAAGAGTATGGTTACGAAGGTGACATGGCTATGAATCAATTGTCAACACTAATTCGTTGTGCTGAAATGATTAAAGAAACACTAAAGCCAGATACTGATCTTCCAGAGTGGGTTCAATCTAAGATTACTCTTGCCTCTGATTATATTGTAACTGCTGCTGATTATCTACACTCTGAATTAGAAGAGCAAGCACCTGTTGCCCCAGTCCCAGATAGAAAATACATCAAGGGTACTCCAGAGAATAAAGCGTTGAAAGCATCACGCAAACCAATCAATGGTATGCCAACGAATGTTAAAGAAGAAGCTGAATCAATCGACGAATTGTCAAAGGGTACTCTTGGGAATTATGTAAAGAAAGCATCCCGTGATGCTACAATTACTCGTAAAATTGGCGCAGACTTTGAAAACAGGGCTGACAGAGCAAGAAGTCCAGGTATGAAAGATTCTAACACCGAACTATCCAGCAAATATAAACAAAAATCTTGGAAGCGCAGAGATGGTCTTGAAAAAGCAGTTGATCGTTTGACCAAAGAAGAAGTCGAACAGATTGACGAAGCCAATCATCGTGAATTTGCTTCTCAAGGATTGATGCACCCAGACATGGCAAAGCATATGAAGACTGGACAAGAGATGGACTTCTACCACTCTAAGACTGGTGATAAAATTTCTGGTGTTGTTAAGCACAATACTAATGGTGAAGTTCATATCAAAGCAAACAAAGATGGTAAACTAGGTGCTGGTGAAGTACATAAGTTTAAAGTATCTTCTAATCTAAAAGAATTTAAAACACTTTCTTATAGTGATTTTATTTCTAATCTACTAGAGTACACTCCAGGTCCAGGTGGAGTCACTCAAGTTAAAGGTCGTTCTTATGGAGCAAGTTATGTTGATCCAGAAGGAGAAGATGATTATGATGATAAGAAACCAGTAAAGGTTACGCCTGAAAAGCGTGGGCGTGGTCGTCCAGCTGGAGCACAATCTGGTGCTCGTAAGAATTTTGGTAATTCTAAACTACATACAAAATAAATTAAAGTTTAATTCAAGGAGAATAAAATGGCACTATGGACAAATACAGATGGCGCTGCAGGTAAACCAAAATACCTTTCAGACGCTGACAAAGCAAAAACATTCGGTATGGATACTACTGAAATCACAGCAGGTGGCGATAACGTAACTTCAGTTGCAGTTGCTGCTGGCGGTGCACGTTATCTAGAAGCACCTGCAGTTACCTTCTCGGGTGGCGCAGGATCTTCTGCTGCAGCTACTGCTACTATCGCTGGTGGTGCAGTTACTGCAGTTACTGTTACAAACGTGGGTTCTGCATATACTTCAGCACCGACTGTTGCGATCGCAATCCCAAGACGCACTATTCCTTTAGCATCAATCGATACTGCTACTGACACTATCGCTTATACAGCGCATGGTCTAAATACTGGTGATGCTGTTAAGTACTTCCATGGTGGTGGCACTGCTGCAACTGGTCTAACAAATAACACAACATATTATGTTACTGTTTCTGGTCTAACTGCCAATGCGTTTAAAGTTTCTGCTACTGATGCTGGATCAACTGTTGACATTACTGGTCAAGGTAACGATGCTCAATACTTTGAACTTGCTACTGCAGTAGCAACGATCCAAGCAACTGCTACTGCTTCTAAAGGTTTTGGTGCTACTGGTATTGCTGCTACTCACGCTGGTTGGGTTCTTCGTACTGTTGGTACTGGCGGTCGTGCTGGTCGTATTACTACTGAAACATTAGTTGCCATGGGTTCTATTGGTTCTGACGCATCTGACGATACAGTCCTTCCTGACGCATAATAAATACATAATGTAAAGAAGGAGAGTTGGTCTCCTTCTACTTTTTGAAGATAATATGGTTAGTGAAAAACTAAATGAAGACAACTTTCTTGTATACGCAATGCATCACTACGATAATCCGCAGTGCCATAGTCTACAAGAATTTGAAGAAGACATAAAGAAGTTTTTATATCTTAAGAAGTTGTTCTCAAGGTATAAAAATAATGGTGAACTTAAAGAAAGATTGATTCTTAATCACATTATTGTGCTGTACAATATATTTGGAGATTCAGCAACTAAAATGTTGTTTCATAAAATAGAAAAATCATGTTGGGATTCTTTGATAACATTTTTAGTATATCTTGAAAGAATGCCTGAATCTTTACCAGAATTTAATATTATTTTATCTGACATTGTTTTGGATGAAGTGATTATTGCAACACTAAGGAAGATCTAATGAGTCGCATTATAGATAATTTGCTTGCATATAAAATTCTTTCAATGTTAGTCACTAACTTTGAAGATACAAAAGCATACAAATTAGGTATCATTGATAAAGATGGTAAAAATCTAAAGAAAGTTAGCACTCTTAAAAGTTCTGAAGAGAAGGATGCTTACACATTTTTAACTCGCTTAGTGTTTAACATGAAAAAAATCATCAATAAAATTGGTGGTGAGAATAAACTTAAATCTTTAATTGCAGCATTGTTTTTGGTTAAAGAACAATACCAATCTGGTAATCGTTCAACTGCATTAATGGAAGATAAATTTGAAAAGATCACAAAGTTATTGGATAATAACTGTTCTCTTGTTGAAGAAGAAATTTTAGTTAAAAGATTTCTTAATGAAGAAGCACCAGCAAATTCAACTGGTGCTGCAGTTTCTACAGATGAACCTAAGATTGGTACTAAAGAAATCAAAAAATATAAAATGTCAATGGTTCGTCGTCCGAAACCAGAGGTAGTTTAATAATGTGGATGTTAGCGTTTCTTCCTGATGCACTTTTAGCATGGATAATTAATACTATCCTTATTACTGGCATTGTTGGATTTGTAGCATCTCTTTTCTTTGATTATGTAGTTCGTTGGCTTCCAGTCGTTGCACCTTATCACTTACTAATAAAAGTGGTAAGCGTTGTGCTCATGGTTATAGGTGTTTACCTCAAAGGTGGATACTCTGTTGAAATGGAATGGAGAGAAAAGGTTGCTGAACTTGAAGCCAAAATCGCAATCTCTGAGCAACAGTCTAAAGAAGTGACTGAAAAGATTGTCACTGTCTACAAAGACAAAGTTAAAGTTGTTAAAGAAACACAAATTGTAATACAAGAAAAAATTAAAGAAGTAGAAATTAAAGTTGATTCTGAATGTAAACTTGCACCAGAAGCAATTAATATACTAAATGAAGCAGCAATTCCAGGCGGAGTAAAAAGATGAAAACCTTTTTACCAATTGCTCTAACAATATTAATATTAGCTGGTTGCAGTTCGACACCAGTTAAAAGAAATTTTCCATCAGTTCCAGCTGAACTTATGGAGATGTGTCCTGACTTGAAGAAAACTGAACCTACTGAAAAGTTAAGTGAAGTGTTGAAAGTCGTAGTGGACAATTACGGTCAATACCATGAATGCAAAATTAAGGTTAGTACTTGGATTGAATGGTACAATGCACAAAAAAATATTTTTGAGAGTGTAAAATAATGGACACAGAAAGACTAGCCAAATTGGAAGCACAAGTAGAAACCATAAAAGAGGATGTAAAAGAGTTGAAATCTGATCTCAAAGAGGTACACTCTCGTATCACTACATCCAATAGAGAAATCGTTGACAAGATTGACGATATGCAAACACGCATCGAACATAAGATGCAAGCCAATGCACAAATCTCTCAAGACCAACATGCTGACATTAAAAAAGATGTTGTTCAAGATTTAGAGAAAATGAACGGCAGAGTTGCAGCACTTGAACAGTGGAAGTGGTATGTAATTGGCGGTGCAGGAACTGTAGGTTTTATTATTGGTCATTTAGCTGAAATTGCAAAGTTTTTAAAATAAAACTTGCTTTGTAATGATAAGTAGGGTATAATGTACTCTACTAGTGGAGATTTGTGATGTTATACATTGATGCAAAGTACGCCCAAATACTGGGTGGTCGCTTGCGCAACTTCAAACAAAAGAAAGATTATCTCTGGAACTATTCGTGTCCAGTTTGTGGGGATAGCACATCCAATAAATTAAAAGCACGTGGTTATATCTATCGTGCAAAGGCAGATCTATTTGTAAAATGTCACAACTGTGGTTACGGTACTAACATAGGTAATCTTATTAAGTATGTTGATACAAAATTGTATGATGAGTATGTGCTTGAAAGATACAAGTCTGGTGCAACAAGATATAATGATCACAAAGACATTGCTGACACACAAGTAATTTTTGAGACAGAATCAGAAGATCTTCTTGAAGATGATATTCTGTCATCTCTCTTAAGATTAGACAAACTACCGCTGACACATCCTGCTGTTCAGTATGTAGTTAAAAGAAAGATTCCAAAGGATAAATGGAGTCTGTTGTACTTTGCTCCAAAATTTAAAGCATACACTAATTCAGTGATTGCTAAATTCCAAGAGCCAATACAAGACGACCATCCAAGGATGATTATTCCATTCTTTACTAATGCTGGTAAGTGTTTTGCATATCAAGCTAGAGCGTATGGAAATGAAGAGCCTAAGTATTATACCATCAAGGTGGATGAGACTCAGGAAAAAATTTATGGACTTGAAAGGATTGATTATGCTAAAAGGATACTTGTGGTCGAAGGACCAATTGACTCGCTTTTTCTACCAAACGCAGTGGCTGTTTCAGGAGCAAGTTTTGATACCCCTACTATTCGGAGTATTCTTGCTAATGCCACTATTGTAATGGACAATGAGCCAAGAAATAAAGATATTGTCAAACAGTTAGAAAAGTATATCAATTTAGGTTATTCTGTCTGTATGTTCCCAGAACATATTCAACAGAAAGATGTGAATGAAATGATTTTACATGGCGGAATGACTGCCGATGAAATCGCTGAAGTCATAAATACCAATACCTTCGCAGGTATAGAAGCAAAGTTGAAATTTAGTACATGGAAGAAAATATGAATGTTAGAATGATAAGTTATAGTAAACCTTCGGAAGAAATGTATAAAGAAGGTTTAGTAGATGTACAAGAGTTAGTTGCCTTTTGTGCTAGAGTGAGTAATCCCAGCAACCAGTTCAACACAGATACATCAGAGAAGTTAATTAAGTATTTAATTAAACATCAACACTGGTCACCACTAGAAATGGTCAGTGCTTGTTTAGAAATTGAAACAACTCGTGACATAGCAAGACAAATCTTGCGTCATCGTTCTTTCTCGTTCCAAGAATTTAGCCAGCGATATGCTGATCCAACAAAAGACTTATCTTTCGTTCTTAGGGAAGCCCGACTCCAAGATACGAATAATCGTCAAAATAGTATTGTGACTGACAACTTAGCATTACAAGCATGGTGGGAAGAGAGACAAAAGCGAGTGATTGAAGAATGTAAAAATGCTTATGAGTGGGCAATCGTAAATGGGATTGCAAAAGAACAAGCAAGAGCAGTACTGCCAGAAGGACTGACTGTTTCTCGTCTTTATATGAATGGTACATTGCGTAGCTGGATTCACTTTATTGAACTCCGATCTGCAGATGGTACACAAAAAGAACACCAAGAAGTCGCACGACACTGCGCAAAGGTTATTGCTGAGGTATTCCCTCTAGCAAATGAATTAATAAAACTATAAGAATATTGGGGCAAGAAATATGAATGACATTGTGCATGGCATAACGGTAGACTATACACGTGATAAATTGTTTGATGAGTTGGGTAGAATTAGATTAAAAGAATCTTACATGAAGGATGAAGAGGTTTCACCTCAAGAAAGGTTTGCATATGTTTCATCGACTTTCGGAAGCACTCCAGAACATGCACAGCGACTATATGAATACTCCAGTCTTCATTGGTTGTCTTATTCTACTCCCATTCTTTCTTTTGGTCGCAGTAAGCGTGGTCTGCCTATATCATGTTTTCTTAACTTCATTGAAGATACTGCTGAGGGTCTAGTTGATAATCTATCTGAAACAAATTGGCTTTCAATGTTGGGCGGTGGTGTCGGCATTGGCTTTGGCATTCGTTCAGCGGATGATAAATCTACTGGAGTCATGCCCCACCTTAAAATGTATGATGCCTCATCTCTTGCTTATCGTCAAGGTCGTACTCGCAGGGGTAGCTACGCTGCTTATCTGGACATTAGCCATCCTGATATTATATCTTTTCTTGAGATGAGAAAACCAACAGGCGACCAGAATATGCGTTGTCTGAACATGCACCATGGAATTAATATCCCAGATGCATTTATGGAAATTATTGAGCAGTCTATGCTTGATCCAAACTTTGATGACTCATGGAAATTAGTTGATCCAGCTTCTAACGAAGTTCGTGAAACAGTATCAGCCAAAGAATTGTGGCAACGTATTCTTGAGATGCGTATGATGACAGGCGAACCATACTTGCACTTTATCGATGAATCAAATCGTAAAATGCCACAGCACTTGAAAGATCTTGGATTAAAGATTAATCAGTCAAACCTTTGTTCAGAAATTATTCTACCAACTAACGAAGAGCGTACTGCTGTTTGTTGTTTATCATCTGTAAATTTGGAGTATTATGATGAATGGAAATCTGATCCTTTGTTCCTTGCTGATATTGCTGAAATGTTGGATAATGTTCTGGAGTATTTCATTCTTAATGCTCCTGACACCATTAAGCGTGCAAGGTATTCTGCCATACGTGAGCGCAGCATTGGGATCGGTGCTTTGGGTTGGCATGCTTATCTACAACGAACTAATCTGCCATGGGAATCAGCTATGGCAGTCGGAAGAAACAAACAAATCTTTGCGCACATAAGAGGAAAACTAGATGATGCTAATAAAAAACTTGGATTGGAACGTGGTGAAGCGTTGGATGCTGTGGGTACTGGGAATAGGTTTAGTCATCTCATGGCTATTGCTCCTAATGCTAGTTCTTCCATTCTTATGGGTAATACTTCTCCTAGCATTGAACCTTATCGTGCTAATGCTTATCGTCAAGACACTTTATCAGGATCCCACTTAAATAAGAACAGGTGGCTCGATGCGATTATTCAAAAACAAGCAGTCAATCATAAAGAAGGTTGGTCAGACGAAGTATGGTCTAGCATCATTGCGAATGATGGTAGTGTTCAGCACTTGGATTGGTTGGGAGACTGGGAGAAAGATGTCTTCAAAACTTCTATGGAAATTGACCAGCGTTGGGTCATTCAACACGCTGCCGACAGGCAACAATATATCGACCAAGCACAATCGTTAAATGTATTCTTTAGACCAGATAGTCACATCAAGTATATTCATGCGGTTCACTTCCAAGCATGGAAGTCTGGATTAAAAACTATGTACTACTGCCGTAGTGATAAGATTGCTAAAGCAGATAAAGTATCAAAACGAATTGAACGAGAAATTATTAAAGAAATTAACTTGACAGCATTAACTACTGATGATGGTGCGTGTATGGCATGTGAGGGATAAATGTTTAGTGTTTATAAAAATATTCTACCAGAAGATGATTTCTTAATTGAATATGAAATGATAAGAGATAGTTCTTGGACATTTAATAACATTAGTTCTAAATCAGAAAACGCCATAACATTTTGGTATAAAAACTTAATAGAAAAACCATACTACTCAGAATTTTTATTTAAACGAATACAAAAATTAACCAATAAAACATTTGAATTAATATCAGTTAATGCAAATGGGCAATCATATGGTCAATGTGGAGATTTTCATAGAGATGCACTACAAGATGATTGCTATACATTTTTGATTTATATGAATCCAATTTGGCAACCAAACTGGGAAGGTTTTACTATCTTCCAAGAAAATGATGAAATTCAATCATATCTTCCTGTACCTAACAGTGGAGTATTATTTAAAAGTAACATGCTACATTATGGTAGCGACCCATCAATCCATTGCAAACAATTACGAATAAGTGTTGCATTTAAACTAAAAGAGATAAACAATGTCTAAAATACATAGCAGAATGACAGATGAAAGAAATTACTTCAAACCATTTAATTATCCATGGGCATATGATGCATGGTTAAAGCACGAGCAATCACATTGGTTACATACAGAAGTACCAATGGCTGAAGATGTAAAGGATTGGAAAAAGAAACTAACACAACCCGAAAAAGATTTCTTAACAAACATCTTTCGTTTCTTTACACAAGGTGACATTGATGTCGCTGGTGGATATGTGAAGAACTATCTTCCATACTTTCCACAACCAGAAATTCGTATGATGTTGTCTGGATTTGCAGCACGTGAAGCACTACACATTGCTGCGTATAGCCATCTGATTGAAACCTTGGGTCTACCCGAAGTTACATATTCTCAGTTTATGGAATACCAAGAGATGAAAGACAAGCACGATTATGTTGCTGACATCTCATCACGTAATGGTACGATTGCTTCAACTGCTGAACACATTGCTGTGTTTTCTGCATTCACCGAAGGTATGCAGTTATTCTCTTCATTCATCATGCTTTTGAATATGCCACGCCATGGTATGATGAAAGGTATGGGACAGATCGTTACATGGAGTATTGTTGACGAAACCATGCATGCTGAGTCAATGATTAAGTTATTCCGTGAATATATAAAAGAGAATCCACAAATCTGGAATGATGAACTCAAGGGTAAAATCTACACTATTGCAGAACGCATGGTAGAACTTGAAGACAAGTTTATCGATATCTCTTTTGCTGGCGCAGAGATGCGTGATCTATCCGCTGAAGACGTAAAGAAGTATATTCGTTATATCGCAGATCGTCGCCTAATCTCTCTTGGTATGAAAGGTGTATTCAAAGTTAAAAAGAATCCACTGCCATGGGTTGAAGAAATGATTAATGCACCAGTACACGGCAACTTCTTTGAGAATCGTGTAACTGATTATGCAAAAGGCACTTTATCTGGTGACTGGGGTGATGTTTGGGGTAAGGCAGCATAATGTCACATATCGTAGCGAACTTACCACCTATTAAGTGTTTTGTACGCAGAGAGTTTCTCTATGACTTTGAGAAAGGTCACGGAGAACTTGAACCTTGTTGGTGGGTTAGCATTAAGTCTTTACGAGGACAAGCGTTTCGTATTGAATCGTATCTAAATAATTACGGTGCTTTATATGATAAACTACCACTACATGCTTACTGCTGGAAACCAATTGAAGGTGAACCACTACCCCTAGATTATCTTCAGTTGTGGGATTGTCTTTCTTATGATATCACAGTGATTAAAAAAGCACAACTACAGTCAATGCGTTGTAAGTTTAAATTGAAGAACGGAGATTGGCAGTATGGTGTTTATCTTTTTACAGTTGATTCTGCTCATCCTGATTTTAACATTCTTGATACAGGGTTTTCTGAAGATCCAGAAGACCACAAGTCTTATAATTTCATTCAGTGTGATAATGGGCAGTTTGCTGCTCAGCCAAATAATCGTTTAATTATATTAGAACCAAGCAGCAATCCAAAAGAACTAAAACATCCAGATTTTAAAGTTGCCACTGTCAAATGGTCTGTAGAGTCAGATTCTAAGTGGGCACTGGGCGATACTAAAACAGTCATGTACGAGGAGTAATATGGCATATTCAAATAAAGTTATTGACCACTATGAAAACCCACGTAATGTTGGTTCTCTGGATAAAGACGATCCATCAGTTGGAACTGGCATGGTTGGTGCACCAGCATGTGGTGATGTGATGAAGTTACAGATTAAAGTTGAAGATGGAATTATTACAGATGCAAAATTTAAAACATACGGATGTGGATCTGCAATTGCAAGTTCCTCTCTTGTTACCGAGTGGGTTAAGGGCAAGACATTGGAGCAAGCAGCAGTTATTAAAAATTCAGACATTGCTCAAGAACTCGCATTGCCACCAGTCAAAATCCATTGTAGCATCCTTGCTGAAGATGCCATAAAAGCAGCAATAAACGACTATCAACTAAAATGTGAGTGCATATGATTACTCTAACAGAAAACGCAAAAATACAACTTACTGAGATTCTTTTAGATGAACCCTCTATGAAATATGTAAGAGCATTTATTACTGGCGGAGGATGTTCTGGTTTTAACTATGGATTTACGCTTGAAGCTGACAAAGAAGAAGATGACTTTGTTATTGATAATCTCGTAGTTGATGCTATGAGTATGCAATATTTTGATACGGCAACAATTGATTTCACTAGTGACAAACTAAAAGGTTCACAGTTTGTTATCTCTAATCCTAATGCAAAATCCACTTGTGGATGCGGAAGTTCATTTAGCGTATGATAACAAAATATTTTGAATGTGAAAGTTGTGACGCAAGAGGAAAGATAGTTCTCAAGGGAGAAGACAAGGTGCTTGCTGATATTGTCTATTGTCCTGTGTGTTCTGCTGATATCTACGAAGAAGAGGAACTCGACGAGGATGAATAAATATGTTCTATGTGGACATATAAAAACATTATTGTTGAGGAATTACCAGAAGACTGCGTTGGCTTTGTTTATTTAATTACGAACAAAGCCAGCAGTCGTATGTATGTGGGTAAGAAACTATCTAAGTTTTCTAAAACTACATACAAGATGATGACACAGAAAAACGGAATCAAGAAACGAAAGAAGATCCGTAGCAAAATAGACTCCGATTGGATGGAGTACTATGGTTCGAGTTTAGAACTAAATAAAGATGTAGAGTCTCTTGGCAAAGACAACTTTGTTCGTGAGATTCTTTTCTTTTGTAAATCTAAAGCTGAATGTTCTTACATAGAAGCACGAGAACAGTTTGCACGAAAGGTGTTGGAGTCAGACGACTACTACAACGGACAGATATCTGTTCGAGTCCATGGCTCTCATATTAAAAACAAACTATGACATATTTACTTTTTGCAGTTGCACTATCATTGTCGGCACTTGCTGCGTATTACGCAGTGATGGGTCTTGTCGCAATCTTTGCTGCAGCTGTTGTACCGATTGCTCTTATGGGTTCGTTGCTTGAGGCATCGAAACTTGTAGTGGCATCATGGCTCTATCAAAACTGGAAAGAAATTCCAACATTGATGAAGTCATACTTTGTAGCTGCCTTGATAGTGTTAATGTTATTAACATCAATGGGCATTTTCGGATTCTTATCAAAGGCACATTTGGATCAAGCAATTCCTACGGGAGATGTTCAATCTAAGTTAGCATTGATTGATGAGAAGATTAAAACAGAAAAGGAAAATATCAATGCAAATCGTAAAGAACTTACTCAACTCGATGCTCAAGTGGATCAAACCATCGCAAGAACAGACGATACCAAAGGAACAGAGCGAGCCATTACCGTCCGCAGAAGCCAGCAAAAAGACAGAGCCAGAATCCTCAACGAAATCGGTACAGCGCAAGCCAAGATCGCCAAGTACAACGAAGAACGTGCCCCCATCGCCAGCGAAGTCCGTAAAGTCGAAGCCGAAGTCGGTCCAATAAAATACATTGCTGCATTGATATATGGTGACGAAAGTTCTAATGATACGAATATGCTTGAAAAAGCAGTTCGTATCGTCACTATACTAATTGTTATAGTATTTGATCCGCTGGCAGTATTATTATTAATCGCTGCTAACTGGAATCTCAAACATACTGGTACAAGAAAGTGGAATGACTTTTTTGAGAAACCACCTGTTGAAGACTTTCCAGAAAAAACAGAAGTTAGACTTAATGACGAAATAAAAGTCGATGAACCAAGCACAACTCCTGTTTTTGATCATATTACAGAACATTTATCAAAAGAACAATTAGAAACTACTATTGTTCCAGAAGAAATTAAAAAAGAAGTCAATGATTTACTAGAATCTGAACTTCCAAAAATTGAAGTAGACGAACCAACTAAAGATTGGCAACCAGAACTCTATAATAGAAAACAAGTTGGTCGATATTTAGAAGAAACTGGTCAAAAACCATCGAAGACACAATCGTTCTTGAACAAAGTCCAGAGTGTGTTTCCATCTCCAGGTGTAAAAACCATCGAAAAAGAAGTAGACGAACTGCAAGACAAAAAACCTAAATAGTAGTAATACTGCCATGGTTTAGGAGAATTGTAGTGGATCCCATAACTATTGGGCTGGCATTTGCTGCTGCCCAATCAGCGGTCAGCCACATCAAACAAGCTATAGCTCTGGGCAAAGACATAAACAGTCTAGTAGGACAATTCAGCAAGTTTTTTGAGTCTTCAGATTCAATACATCGTGAACGAATAAAGTTAAAAGCTAAGGCTAATCTACTAGGCAAAACAGATGCAGAGTTAGGTCACGAAGCCTTACAAATTGCCATGCACAGTGATGCCCTAAGGCAAGCTGAACGTGATTTAAAAGACATGCTTCTTTGGCAATTAAACAAACCAGAAATCTGGGAACGAATGATTGCTGAGCGCACTAGGCTTTTTAAGGCAAGAGCAGAAGCCCAACGTGCAGAAGAAGACAGACAAGCAGCCCATAAGAAAAAAATGGCAGACATGCTTATGCTTGGTATGTATTTTCTAGCAGGTTCTGTTGTTGTTTTCTGTATTGCCATGGTTGGTGTTGGAATTTATGGTCAGATGGAAGAAAAACGAATTTATGAGCAAAAAGTTGCTCAGAGAAATCTAGTTCTTCGTCAGCAACAAAAACAACGTGATGCTCAAGAACAGAAAGAGCGTGAAGATTACGCCAAAGGATCTAAGTAAATGTATGAGTGGGTCTTATTTTTAACATTATTAGCAAAAGAGCCTGATGTTAAAAAATGGCCAGAGTGGCAGTGTGTCCGCTGGACTTGGTCTGGTGATGTTTATGAGCGTCGTGTAGTTTGTTTAGAGTGGAAAAAGAGGGAGAATAGATGGATCCCCTAACACTCTTTGCTCTAGCCAATGGTGCTGTATCTGCGATTAAAGCTGGATGTAAATTATACAAAGATATCAAAGGCGCAGCTGGAGATATAAAGGATGTACTCAAAGATCTAGATGCGCAGTTCCATGGTATGTATGCAGAGAAAGGAAAGACACCACCACCTGCAGCAATCAAACAACTGAATGAAGAAAAGTCTAGGATAAAAGAATTAAACAAGAAAGATTCAGGTGATGTTTATTTTGATTTAGGTCAACATCTTGGTGCTTTCTTTGACAATCAAGCAAAATGTATAGCAGTATTTGAAGCAGAAGAAAAACAATCATATAATTTATACACAGGTGATGCTTCTGTAGGAAAACGTGCTCTGCAAAGAGTACTAATGAAAAAGAAACTTGAGCAGATGGAAGTTGAGTTGCGACAAGTAATGATATATCAAAGTCCACCTGAATTGGGTGCACTCTGGACAGAAGTACTACAGCAATCTAAGATAATAAATGCAAGACAGTCTGAAGCATTGAAGCGTCATATTCAGATACAAATGCAACATGATAGAGAACATGCCAAACTGGTTAAGAATTTTAAAACATTTGGTAAATGGTTTGGTATTTTTATGGGCGCATTTACTTTTTCTATGATTATACTGTGGTTTGTTGTGCAGGATAGAATAGAAAAGTACCCACATCTAGGAACTGATTTTGTTCCTAAAACTGAACAACAAAGAAGAATAGAAGCACAACCAAAAGAATATATTGGAAGATAAAATATGAAAATACTAGCGTTGTTACTGTTTAGTTTTTCTCTGGTTGCACAGGCGCAACCACAGGTTGCTGTGCCACAACCATTTACATACAACTATCAAGTAACTTGTGGTCCAGTCGTTCAACTAATAGAATTTCTTTCTAAGACACAGAAAGAAGAATTCACTTGGTCAGGTTCAGATATATCAGATGGTTCAGTCTATTCTTTATGGCAAGATACAAAAGGTAACTGGACGCTGCTAAAAAAGAATAGACAAATTGCTTGTGTCATAGGCTCTGGTACTTCTGGAACAAGAAATATATGATAAGAAAATAACTATTAAAAAGGAGAGACCATGGGAGAAGAAAATAAAAACGAAGATTGGATGCAGAAGAAGTGGCGTCCAGCCATGGGTTGGATGTACATGATTATTTGTACACTAGATATGGCTATATTCCCAGTACTGTGGAGTTTGCTACAAGTACTTACTCATCAAACAGTCACCCAATGGAATCCACTAACACTACAAGGTGCTGGTTTATTTCACTTAGCGATGGGTGCAGTTCTTGGTATTGCAGCATGGGGTCGTACTCAAGAGAAAGTTGCTGGAGCAGCAAGTAATGTAACACCAGTTGCGCCAACACTTATAGCACCAACACCAGTTCCAATGGTTCCAAGACCAATGCCATTAGCTGTAGCACCAACAGTAGACTTATTGCCAGATGATCCACAAACACGTAACACTAGAAACGATTAAGATATTATGTACCAATATAAATGTAAAATTATTAAAGTTCTTGATGGCGACACAGTTGATATAGATTTAGATTTAGGTTTTAAAATTATCCTTGCTAATCAAAGAGTGCGCTTGGCTGGAGTTGATACTCCAGAATCAAGAACTACTATTGCAGAAGAAAAGGTTCGTGGTGTAATCTCTAAAAAGAAATTAGCAGAGAAATTACCTATTGGCTCTTGGCAAATTATTGAAACTCAAAAGCCTGATAGTAACGATGATAAGTTTGGTAGAATCCTTGGTGTAATTATTCTTGAAGATGGTACTCGTGTCAATGATTGGTTAATTCAAAACAATTACGCTGTACCATACAAAGGTGAGAACAAGGACTTGACTCAGGCAGAGCATCAGGCTAATAAAAAGATTCTAATTGAGCGTGGCGAACTGAAACCATAATGAAATATAAAACGATATTCATAAGTGATGTTCACTTAGGTACTCGTGATTGCCAAGCAAATAAGTTAAATAACTTTTTAAAACATAATACTTGCGAGACTCTATATCTCGTGGGTGATATAATTGATGCTTGGAAGATCCAACAGAACAAGTGGCGATGGAAACAAAGTCACACCAATGTTGTCCGCAGAATACTTGGTCATGCCAAGCGTGGAACTAGAGTGATTTATGTTGCAGGTAATCATGATGAATTCTTAAGACCGATGATTCCTTACGGATTCTCTTTCGGTCTGATTGAAATACAAAATCAAACAGAACATGTCGGTGTAAATGGTAAACGATACCTAGTCACGCATGGTGACCTATTCGATGGTATTACTCGACTGGCACCATGGCTTGCATTTCTTGGCGATAAACTATACGATCTAGTTCTTGATTGGAATTCTCGTTTCAATTGGGTTCGTCACAAACTGGGATTTGGGTACTGGTCACTGTCTAAATACTTAAAACATAAAGTTAAAAAAGCATCTGACTTCATGTTCCAGTTTGAAAAGAATCTTGCAGCATACTGCAAGAAACGAGGGTATGATGGAGTTATCTGTGGGCATATTCATCATGCTGAAATCAAAGAGATTGATGGTGTTACATATATGAACGATGGCGACTGGGTTGAGTCATGCACTGCTCTTGTTGAACATCATGATGGACACTGGGAAATAATAACATGGACAAAGGAGACCGACCATGAAAGTACAGGAAATAATAAAGAAGATGTACCAAGCGTGCATCAGCCACGACAAGATCAAAGAAAAGAAAATGTGGTTGAAAGCATTGAAGAAATCACTAAAGCATAAACATACGCATGTCATTAAGTAGTAAAATAACAATTGTAGTTCCTTGTAAAAATGAGGAAAATTACATAGGGTGGTTGCTGTTACAACTGCGCAATCAACTGATAGGTAGTACCAGAATTATTATTGCAGATTGCTCTACTGACAATACTCGTAAAGTTATTGAATCCACCAAAGGAAGATTGAATGTTGAGATTATTGATGGTGGTCCAGTTAGTATTGCTAAGAACAATGGAGCCAAGCTGGTGACTACTCCATACATCTTGTTCATAGATGCTGATGTTCGTTTCTTTGATATCAATACTATTCGTGATGCAGTTGATGAGATGGAATCCAAAAATCTAGACTTAATCGGATTGTACGCAAAGTGCTATGATAATGACATGCGAGCAAAGATTGGATTTATGATGTTTAATTTTGTAAATAACATCATGAAACACAAAGTGCCATTTGCTGTTGGTGCTTTCATGTTAACTCGCAGAGATAAATTTGAAGAGTTTGGTGGCTTTGCTGAGAAGTATGGAACAAGCGAAGATTTCTTTTTATCTAAAAAGTACGATCCAAAGAAATTCAAGTTGATGAATCATTATTTTGGACAAGATAGTAGAAGGTTTCAAAAGATGGGGTATTTTGGTATGGCATGGTATCTTATCCAAAACTTTTGGAATAGAAACAACGATGCTTATTGGAACAGGGCAGACTACTCTAAGTACTGGAAATAGATAACCCTACGACCTGTAAGGTTATTCCCCTTCCTAAGCCCCTGTAGATACAGGGGTTTTTTATTGTCAAAAGGTGCTTGTCTTTAATTGCAATACGATGTATAATAGTTGTATGAAAAGTGAAAAAGTGAATACGTTATTGGAATGGTCTGCCACGATCGTTACAGTGGGTGCTGCAATTGCAACTGCTTTAGCTATCGATCCGCTGAACATCTACTTGTTCAATCTAGGTTCCATCCTTTGGTTGATCTGGGCAGTTAGAATCAAACGTGCAAGTTTGGTCGTTGTCAATGTGGGTTTGTTGGTAGTTTATGTTTATGGTTTTATTGTGAGGGTAATATGAAGGGTTCAATCCGTGCTTTCGTCGGTTTTATGCTGGTTTTTGGTGCTGTTGGTGCTTTGGATCACGATCCAAGTGCTAGCGTTTTTACTGCGACAATGGTGGCTCTTGCTGGGCTTGCTGTTATGTACAGTGGTGTTCGTGCTATGACTGGAGTGAAATAATGGGTGCAATGAAAAATGTAGTGTTTGCTATCGAAGAAGCCATCGAAGATGGACTCTTGTCCTTCCCTGAGATTGCTACCAAATTTGGTATGACTCTGGCTGATGTTTGTCTTATCTCTGAAGAGTTGGACAAACAGTACGAACATCAATCTATGATGTATGAGGCAGAATATGACTGATACGCTAGTGACTGATACATATGACGTACGACATGGTGGACCATTTGATCGTGGTAGAGCAGATTCTTACTACCATCGTGGATACAGACCACACTACTACGTTGGTGATACTTTAAATAGCCCTCTTGTGGACGTGAGTGAAATGACAATTGCAGAAGTCGCTGCATATGACGCAGGGTTTCAGTGGAATGAAAAATACGGTGATAAAAAAGATTGGGGTTGATATGAATAAGTTTGCAGTAATGAAACACAAGAATGCAATCGATAGTGAGATACTGTTGATTACGCAGGAAGAATGTGCCGAGGTAACACAGGCTATTAGCAAGGTGTTTCGGTTTGGTATGGACGATGAATATAAAGGTCAGACGAATCGAGAACATCTGGAGGAAGAACTAGGTGATCTGATGTGCATGATTGAATTGCTTATCGAGAATGGTATCGTCAGCGAAGCTGCACTGCTAACTGCAAAGAACGAAAAGTTGAACAAGCTGATGACATGGTCCAATATTTTTAAGGATGCAGCATGATTCAAATTGAAAACCTAACTGAATATCAAGTTGAGATGCTTGATCATATGTGGTCACTAGATTCTCTGGAAGAATTCGAGGAATGGTATGCTCTATTGGATGAGGAAGACCAACTACTTGCAGACAACCTGCAACAAATGATTGTTCTTGCAGAAATGGATAATTTAATTGGTGACTGCAAAGATGCAAAACAACTATTAAAGAAATTTGCCTTGTAAGGAAAGATCGTGTATAATAAGACAATGAAACCTAGAAATCTAATAGCAAAAGATTTACGCACTCCAAAATATCGCATGCGAAAAGTGGAGAGCAAGGTTCAGTACATTCGTCAACCAAAACATAGAAAGGCAGACCATGGACTTGGAGTATGAACTTTACCGAGAAGGTTTAACAAGATCAATTAAAATCAAAAATCATAATGTGGGTGCCACTTATGAGACGATTGAATTTACAATCAAAAACAAGCTAGTTGATGAATCTGGCAAAGTTATAATTGATAATGGACACACGTGTTTCTTTGAACCTAAAGAATTTAAAGAATTTTTTGAACCGATAGTTAATGAATTGAAAGTGAGATTAGATAATGTCAATGCAGACAATATTCAAGACCGATAAAGAATTTGAAGAGTTTAAAACATGGACACTAGGAGTTCTACACGATGACAACATCAAAGATCTGTGCGTTACTTTCACCAAAAAAGATGGCACCGAAAGAGCCATGCAATGTACCCTTGTTGAAGGCAGAATCCCAACCGATAAGATTCCGAAAAGCACAGGGGCATCTAGCAAGGCTGATGGATCCACAGTTCGGGTCTTTGACACAGAAAAATCCGAGTGGAGATCTTTCCGCTGGGAATCAGTAACTAAAGTGGGGTTTACACTATGAAGATTTTATTTGTAGTAGCAGTGATATTGATATTGCTAGTTTTATTCCCACTAGCAACTATTTGGTCTTTAAATATATTATTTCCAGCATTGGCAATCCCAGTCACATTTGAAACTTGGGTGGCAACAGTCATTCTTGGTGGTGTAGTTGGTGGAACTAATGGTGTATCATTTGGGAGCAAGAAATGAATTACGCATTAACACCCGAACAGAAAAAAGATTTGCAAGGTGCTATTCAAGAGATTAGCAATTCAATGCTACGCACTGAAGCAGAGCGAGATCTTATTCGAGAAATCGTTAAAGAAAAATCTGATACATTGCAAATTCCTAAGAAAGTTATTTCCAAGATTGCAAAGACCTATCATAAGCAGAATCTCGCACAAGAAGTTGCAGACCACGAGGATTTTGTGGAACTATACGAGAAAATTACTTCAAAATAGTGCTTGTCTTTAATTGCGAATTGCGGTATAATAGATCTATATTATGGAGAAAAACATGGCAGTGACAGCAAAACGCAGAGCAAAGAATCAAGCAATCTTAGCATCACAGAAGAAGTTTGAGCCAACGATCGACCAGCTGGACTACCAAGTTAGTCTGAGTCGTGCGTTGACTTACTACTCAGTACAAACTGGTGCCAAGGAACAACGACTATTTGCACTTGAGTTCTTCTCTAAGAAAGAACCAAAGATCGCAAAGCAGTTGAAGAAACTTCCTGACCACAAATTTCAGACATTTGGTTCATTGTGTCGTCTCATGTCAAATGAGCAGACTGATATCAAACAATTGACTGAGTTCAGCCCATTCTTCACCACTAAGTTAAAAGAGTTGCTGGCAGATGCTAACAAAATTGTCGAACAAGTGGAAGTTGCAAAAGAAACAACACCTGTAGTCAGCATCCAAGAACGCATGGAAGAAAAAGCACATGATCTTGCTGGAGAAATTGAAGGCGAAATTGATGAATTTATTCTCAGTGGATGCAAGAGTACATTTTCAACAAAGAATTACCTTCTTTCTAATCAAGTGGCTGGACCCATTGCTAAACGCATCGGAGAATTATTTGTGGGTAGTGCCCAAGAGATTCGTGAAGCACTTGAAGGAGAAGATGAACAACTGGTAGAAGGTTACTCGCATCTCACTAAACGAGAGCTAAAGAAGTTTGCTGAGTTCTTGGAAGGTATTATTACTGACTGCCAACAACAAGTACAGACTGCCAAAGCGAATCGTGCTCCACGTAAACGCAAACCACAACCACCTGTCAAGATCGTTGCTAAGATGAAGTACCTGAAAGAATTTGCTGACTTCAATCTCAAATCAATCAAGCCAGAGACCATTGTTGGTTCATCTGAAGTTTGGGTGTACAATACAAAGTATCGTAAGGTTACTGTTTACAAAGCAATCAATGATGTGCTCACAGTCAAAGGTACTACACTTATCGGATTCGACATTAAAGAATCTAAGACACTGATGTTACGTAAGCCAGAAGAGTTCTTCAAAGGACTTGCTCTTGGTAAACGAGCATTGAATAACGCAATGAAGACATTGACCACTAAAGCAACTGTACCAAATGGTCGTGTCAATGAAGAATGTATTTTACTTGGAGCATTTTGATGGCTTACATGGAAGTTGAAATTAACTTAGAAGATTTTTCTGATGAAGAGTTGATTGAAGAAATCAAACATCGCAAGATTGAAGGCACTGGTATTGTACATGAATTAGAAGAACAGATTACATCTATCTGGATGAAGCGTCGTCTTGGAAAAGACTATCAGAAAGAAATAGATGAGTTAATTTATAATACCATTGGAAAACTTATATGATTTTAGTTGATTATAGTCAGGTAGCACTTGCAGGTATTCTAACTTTTCAGCGAGAGTTGAAAGGTGCAGAGTCTGAGGTAAAGAATCTTATTCGTCATGTTACCTTGTCCACTCTTAAATCATACAAGAAAAAGTATGGTAAAGAATATGGAGAGATGGTTATCTGTTGTGATGGTCGTAAGTACTGGCGCAAGGAATTCTTTGAGTTCTATAAAGGTATGCGCAAAAGTAATCGTGATAAGTCAGATCTAAACTGGAGTTTGATCTTTGATACTTTATCTGAGATGCGTACTGATCTTGCAGCACACTTTCCTTATCGTGTGTTGCATGTAGATCGTGCAGAAGCAGATGACATCATTGCAGTTATGGTTAAGTATCTGCAAGAGAATCTTCTAGTTCAACAAGGACTAGTAGAGGATCCACAGAAAGTATTGATTCTGTCATCGGATAAAGACTTCAAACAGTTACAATTGTTTAGCAATGTAAAGCAGTGGTCTCCAATGCAGAGGAAATACATTACTGCTTCTAATAAAGAAATCATTGAGCACAAGATAGAGCATATCGTTAAGGGAGATACTGGTGACGGAGTGCCAAACATCCTGAGTAAAGACGATGTATTCATGAAAGGTGAACGACAAAAGCCAATGAGTGCTAAACGACTCCAAGAGTTCTTTGACAATGGATTCCTTGCATGTAAGAACGATGAAGAACGACGCAACTGGCATCGCAATTCTACTCTTGTTGACTTTGATCATATTCCTGCAGATGTTTCAGAAGACATTATCAAAGCGTACATAAATACACAACCAAGTGGTGATAAGATGACTATCATGAACTATTTGATTGAGCATCGTTGCCGTTTACTATTAGACGAACTAGAGGATTTTTAATGAAACAATATTTGACCGAGATTCTTAAAGAGATCAATGATGATCCAAAGACAATTGAGAAACATAAAGATGAATTTTTATTGAAAGTATTGTTTGCTCATAACTTCTTGCCATCGCATAAGATGCTACTGCCTGAAGGTGAACCACCATTTAAACCTGCTGATCAACCAATTGGAATGTGTGACACAAACTTATTTCTTGAATCAAAGAAAATGTATGTGTTCATCCGTCAAGATCTAAAGCCACTCAAACGAGAAGGATTGTTTATTGGTCTGTTGGAAGGTATCCATCCTACTGAAGCTGCAATTCTTATCGCAGTTAAAGATCAGAAGTTGCAGAAGATGTATCCAAAGATTACATGGAAACTTGTATCAGATGCAGGTATCATCCCAGCTGTTGCTCAATGGAAAGAGAAACTGGCAGCAAAATGAAACAAAAATGGGTCAGCGCATTCATGGACACAGCGGAGAGATTCGCCCAGTTGTCTAGTGCAGTTAGATTGCAGGTTGGTGCAGTTGTCGTAAAAGACAATCGTATCATCTCAATCGGATATAATGGTATGCCGTCTGGATGGACAAACGAATGCGAAGAGGTCGTTGAGATTCATGAAGATGGTGGAGTGGTCACTAAGACAAAAGACGAAGTGATTCATGCAGAAGCCAATGCAATCTCTAAACTAGCAAAGAGTGGAGATAGTGGTGATAAAGCCACTATGTTTATTACACATGCTCCTTGTGTGCACTGTGCTAAACTAATCTATGGTGCAGGCATAAGTAATATTTACTACAGAAATTTTTATAGAGATGACGCTGGTATAGACTTTTTAAATAAATGCAATATTGAAGTTCTCAAAATAAATTAATGAAGCATATAAAAATAATTGAAGATAATTTGGACGTTTCTTCCATATGTGAGGAAGTAGTTATTACAAATTCAATTAACTGGAAACGAAACCATGATCTAGTTAAGTCTGGTAAAATTCACTGTGAACCAACCAGATCTGCTCATGAAAAGGATATTTTTTTAGTCTCTGGATCATACAAAATTGGAAAGCCTGAAGAGGAACATTCTTATGAAGACTGGGATAGACTTAGTCAAATTTATGATAGTCCACTAGTAGAGTTTAGAAAAACAGAATTATTTCAAGACTATCCATTGTTATTAGAACGTCTTTCTTCTAAATTCCCATGTTTGAAAACAGAATTGGTAAGAATTATAATAACTAAGTTGTATCCTGGAGATAAAGTACAAAAACACTATGACTTTGGTAGAAAATATCGGAAAAATAGATTTCATTTTTCTATTCAAGGTACATACAAATATTATGTTGCAGATGAAGAAGTAACAATAACACCTGGAACATTGTTTTGGTTTGATAATAAACAATTACATTGGGCAGAAAATATCGGAGATGATGATAGAATTTCTGTTATATTCGACATAGATCCAAATCACTGTAAGGATTTAAATTTACCACTAAATCATTATAGATATGTAGACAATGTAGAAACTGGTGGTATTTACTTTTCTAAAAATATAGATGGTAATCAAAATCTATATTTACATGAAAAACAAATAGTGCTTGACATTAATTCATAAATAGTGTATAATAGATCTATGAAAACTTGGAAAGGGTTACAAATGAAAAAGATTACATCGTTAGTTGTAGCATCAGTTATTGCAGTTTGTAGTTATGCGCCAGCAGCACATGCTTGGGGTGCAAGAGAACAAGGTATCCTTACTGGAGTTGCAGGTCTTTGGGTGTATCAGCAATTAGCTAAACCACCTGTTGTCGTTTATCAACAACCACCAGTTTATATTCCACAGCATCCAGCACCAGTTTATGTTCCACAACCACAAGTTGTGTATGTATATCCTACTACTGCACCAGTGGTTCAGTTTCCAAATACTGTTTGCGAATTGCGTAGTGAATATGTAAATGGTCAAGTTGTTACTGGTAATTTTTGTTATCAGCGTTAATTTTTCCTATATAAATAATAACCTTACGAAGTGTAAGGTTATTTAAATAAAGTTTGACTTTAAACCGAAAGAAGAATAGAATTCAATCATGAACTCGAAAATGATATCCAAACAGATGCAAAGACATCTCCCGCTATTAAGTGGCTGGACATGCTCACGCACATCATTTGGATATAATGCGATTGAGGATAACGAGGGTTTGGATAAGAAGTAACTGACACCAGTCTACTTACCCAAACCCTCTGAGATGAAAATCCAGAGGGTTTTTTGTTTCTAGCCATCGTGCTTTAAACATTGTTCTTTTACAATTCAGGATTCTGTTGGGGGTTAGTGTAGCGGTAACACTACAGACTTTGACTCTGTCATCACTGGTTCGATCCCAGTACCCTCTGCCATATAAAAAC